GTATCAAAAGGCAAATAACTAGTTGAGTAGGACTAGTTGACTTGTCTTCCATCTCCCTTTGCATTTCTACCCTCACCAGATTTATCTGGGGAATTTGCAGATCTTTCTTGGTCACGTGCTCTACTTTGGTTGGCCTGGGCCTTAATTTCGGCTGCTTGGGCTGCAAGGTCTACTGGAACATCCCCGCCATCTCTTGGAACCATTCCCATTCTAACTCTAATTTCATTTGGAGTTATTACCTGGAATCTAAGATATCTTTCATCAATCTTTGATTGAGTGTCTGCATCTGTAAGACTTAATTCATTAAATTTAAGTTCTAGCGCATCCGTCATTTCTTGAATAATCTTATTTAATTTCTTTTCTAGGTTTTCTTGGGCTGGTCTGCAAACCTGCTCTTTAAATGTTTTGTCTGCATCCCTGGCTGCCGCAAGGTTAATGCCTGCTGGTGTGCCAATTTTATTAATTGGGACTCTGTGAGCCATTAGTATTTCATCTCTATTGGATTGGCGATATATATTAAATGAAGACTCCTGAGATCCCGCTTCAATTGGCTCCATTTTAAATTCAGTTTTTGAATCTGGAGAATCTGGAGGAAGTGGAATATATAGTGATCTATGATTCTTTCCTCTTAATCCTACCTGGAAAAATTCAAGCAATTTTCTCTCTGATTCTGTAGAAAGCTTTGCTCCCTTTACTGTAATAATGTATCTTGGAACCGCTTTGTTTTCAAAGTAATCCAGGTTATATTTACCAGCAAATTCGTTTCCAGCCATAGCATTTTGTGCAGCAATAATGTCTGGAATTCCATAGTAATTATTCTTAGGAGTGTACTTCTTTAAATGAATAATTTCGTTAGGTCTGTCTTCTTGACCAGCAATTGGGTTTACAGTTTCTGTATCTCCAAAGTTTCTAAAGAAGACAGCCTTGCCATAAAGAAGCTGGATAAAACCGTCTCTAAGGCGTCTTACACGCATTGTCTTTGAAGGGATGTGCCCGATGTACCCTATCTTGCCAGTTGTTGTTCTGCCGACCTCCAGATAGCCATTACCAGTAGCCTCTATGTCGGTGTAAAACTTTATAAGCGTTTCTTTAAATGTTTCATCTTCATTGCAATCTTCTAGCCAGCGATGTAAGTCTTGCTTAATTCTATTTAGCTTCTTACGTGCTCTTTCTAGCTGTTTTTCATCTTCTATATCTTCAAGTGTGTCTGTAGTTTTTTTAGATTCAATAAAGTCAAATCCTAGACCTACTATGTTAGCAACCTTTGCATTTATTGCTGCGTAGTTGTAAGGAGAAATTTCATAAATTGTTGAAAGATAATCTAAATTGTATTCTGGTTGAATTAGGTCAAATGTGGCGTAACCGCTAACTGCCTGCTGGTGTTGAAGTTGCTGGCTTACAGATCCATCTTTACCAGTAAATGCTTTTTGAAGATCTCTAGATACTTTTCTTCTAAATGATGCCCCAAGGCCTGATAGCTTTAGAACTTCTTCGGCATCTATATCAAATAGGTCGTCAGATTTTTGTGTTGTTGGATTGCTGAATCTCATCCAATCTGCAACATTAGATATCTCTACGTTGTTAGAAACCAAGTCCTCTTCGTATTCTTTCATTTTTTACCACCATTCAGTCTAGCCATCTCTTCTTTATGAACACCAATGTCCAATGGATCTGGAGTCAATCCCCATCTTAATCTTTGCTTCTGATACTCAAATTCTTCTTCATCAATTTGTCGGCTTCCTTCAATAAACTTAGGCTGACCAACATCAATTCCATAGTGTGCTACAGCTGAAGCCAAGAGTGCAATTCTTTCTTTATTACCGATCATTGATTGTATGGATAAAAAGTTATTGTCTTCGTCCCCAACCCATCTTCCGTCAGGCATTTCCCAGACATAGACTCCTAGCCTGGTTTCACCAGACTTCATTTGGGCATTAATTCTTTTTATATCCATAGTTAATTATTTTACCATCTTTGTGTGCTTAAGTCCAGTTTTTTGTCACCCAATGTGACAAAATTATATAATCTGCAACACAACTCTATCTCTAGAGTAGGTAGATACTGACTCTTCTGTCACTTCCATTGACGAACCTTGACCAACAGATGCAGATTTACCTGCATACAGGTTATAATGATCTTGGTGGCCAATATCTGGATTTGAGTATAGGGCAATATTCTGATACATATTATCATCTAGGACATTAGACCTTACTCCCAATATCTGCTTGCCATTAAACCAAATAGGCCCAGATATTATGCTAGAAGTTTTTATCAATATATAATTTGGCTCATCTATATATAAGTATGATGAGATATTAGTTGCTGAGGATACATCCTGACCATTTATATATATGTTGCTAATGTTAGATTTTGATATTTCTCCGCCTGCCGCCCAGGAAAGAGATGTCTCTATTGCTCCAGTCTTATTAAATATTAGGTTTCCGCTAGAAAGCGTTTTTGGGGTAAATATCATTTCAATATTACGAACATCATTTACTGAGTCTATAAAAAATGCTGAAGATTTTGGTCTTATTCCGTTATGGTAGTTTCGACTTCTAGCTGGGTAGCTGTTGTTAGAAACATCAAAATCCCAAGTCGATCCAGAGGTAGGTTGAGATATTGAAAGATTACTTCCACCGTTGTGTGCAAACATTTTCTTTTCAGAATAAAAGTAAATTTTTAAAGAGTATAGCTCTGGAATGTAAATATCTGGATTTGATGAGTCAAAAACTACTCTGAAGTAAAGTATTTTTTGTGAAGAAAAACTAGAACCTTGTGTAAATTCTGGTATAGAAGATCCATTTGAACATATTCTCCATGGCCCAAGCGCTGATGTTTCTGAAACATACACGGAGACTCCTTTAGATGAGACCCATTCTATTTTTGAAGATACGTATTGTTTTGTAATATTTAAAACTACATCCTCTACAAACTCTCCATTAGAAAACCCTGAATTTAAACGTATACTATTGTTGCTTGGGTTATATGACAAAGCCTCATTATCATAAATCAAAGTCTCCCAAGATTCTTGAATTGGATAAACATATTTTGTTTCTATGTCTTGATATTTTTCTGCAGCTCTAAAAAGCTCTCCTAGATCTGGTACAGACACCTGCTCATCATTATTTAAAAACAAGTTATTATAGTGTGAAGATATTGCTCTTTGTGACAACGAGTACCTATATACGGCTGGGCAATCAATTATAAAATATTCCGAGCCAGAAGATGGTCCAGAAAAAAGAGTGACACTGCTATTTGTAAACTTAAAATCTACTGATTTAGATGCTACCAAGATGCCGTCTACATACAACATGATTGAATTAACTGAGTAAACTCCGACAGCATGAATTACTCTATCTGGGTTTGGAACTGAATAATCAATTCTTTGATCTTCTAATTTAAATACAACATTTCCTTTATCCCAATACAGACCTATGCCATTTGAGTCAGCAAGTATGGGTGTTAAGGATGTTAAGGTTTTTGGATGAAACCAAGCTTCTAATGTGAAGTCATTATCATAAGTGTCTGTTGTTGCAAACCCACCAGTCCCATTTGTTCCAGAAAAATCTTTTGATAAGGTAAACTGTAAGTAGTTAACGCTGTCTATTTTATTAGAATGTGATCCTCCAGATACAATTGGCAAACTAGACCTAGATATCTGACCAACATAGGAACCATTATTTCCGCAACCAGAAGTGTCATAAGCTACAGATCCAGATGTCTCATCTAGCTTCCATAAGCCTAGAGGAGAGTCTTTAATTGCTAAAAGGTAATATGACATATTTAAATTATATCAGATACCAATCCTATTGGATATCGACTAAACCATCCAGTGAGTAGTAAACATGATCTTATTTCCTTTTGTAACTGGAAGAGATTCATGTAAATATGGATGAACTGAAGGGAATAGAACAAGGCTACCTGCCTTTGGCTTAATCTTTATATCTTGATTTTTAAAGTAAATTTCTCCACCTTCGTAATCATCATTCAAATAGCAAACTAGGGAGTACTTAAGATTTTCGCCAGTACCAGATGGATCTTCTGCATCGCAATGTGGACCCATTCCCTTTCCAGTATCGTACTTTGCAACCTTAATATAGTCTAATCCCATTTTAACCTGTTCTGGGGTACTGTCTACCTTTTGAATATTAGATGCATCTCTACGCATAATTTCGGCATATCTTTTTGCACACATTTCTGGTGCCATTATTAAGCTATTTACAACATAAAGTACTTGCTTGTTTAGAAAATCATCATCAGAGTTTAAATACCTTTTTGATGTGTCTATAAACTTTTGAATTCCATAACCGTATTTCTCATCGTTACTTGCTCCCCAAGCATTCCATTTAGGTATTCCAGCATGAGATTTTGGATTTGCATCTAACTCTTCAATCGTATCTAAAAGCTTTTGAGGGTAGCTAATAACATTTTCAAAATATACAATTCCTCTATCATGGTAAACAATATCAAACATTGTGTACATTGATCTTGGTTGGACTTCTTTAATCTCCATCAACTTCTCCGCTTTCTGCTAAGACTGCATCGTATTCTCTGCCATCTGGTGTTCTTCTTTTACCGCTATCTCGTATTTCTTTCCACTCTTCTTGCTCTACCTTTTGTTTTTTTCTAGTCTCTTCAATTTCTTGTGCCCATCTGTCTCTAGTTTCTTGGGGGTAATCTTCCTCTGACCGATCATCCCAGAATGATCCGACAGTGTATCTGTCGCTTTTAAATACTGGAGTAACTTCATGAGTATTCTCGTGGCCCCCATCAAAAATAGCAAACATTCCTGTCTTTGGCTTGACACTCAGATCAAAGTTTTTAAAATTAAGTTCTCCGCCGTCAAAGTCGTCATTTAAATAAAGAAATCCTGCATATCTACTTCTTTCAAATGCACTTGGCTTGCCGTCATAGCTGTTGTCTGAATGAAAAGCTGCATAGGCTCCAGGTATCCATTTTTGACTATGAAAACTTATTTTATACGCTTCTCCACCAATGATTTCACGAGCTGCATTTTTAAACTTTTCTTCTAGATCGTCTAGAAAGTTATCTGGGAGCCCAGCATCTGCATACCATTGAGATAGCTTATTCTTGTCATCTGTTAGCTGGTTCGGCATATTATAAGCATATGACTCGTAAAAAGATATTGGATGCCATTCAAAATCTCCGCTGGCTATAAGATTATTAAACATCTTAATAATTCCAGCACACTCCTCTTTAGTCAAAAACTCTTCATATAAATATATTGGGTGCTCATTGTCTCTAACTTTAATTAGGTTCAATTGTATATTCCCCCATCAATCTTTATGTCCATAATTTCTTCATAAGATATAACTTTCTGGTCTCTTATATAGATCATATTTCTTGGATCGTCATTTGCAATTCTTTCAATTTCTTGCTTTGCCCACTTGTATGCGCCATATCTTTTTTGATTTGCTAGCCACTCTTTTGATCCATCATAATCAAACATTACAAAGTTTCTGATAAAGAATTTATTTCCATCTGGTATTGTTTTTACTCCATGATAGAAAGGCTCTCCTGATGGAAATACTAATAGGTCTCCAGCGGATGGTTTATGATTTACAAATTTTCCGTCTACAAAAAATTCTATGTCGCCACCATTATAATTGTCATTAATATAAAAAGTGCATGTTGTATGGAATTTTTCTCCAGGCATGTCTTTTTGAGAAATAATAAAATCAGTATGATACTGCATTGTCATTCTATTTTTTAATGTGTCAATCAAGTTGAAATACTTACACCATGACTGTCCGCTATACCTTGCGCCTTCTGGAATTTCAATTCCAGTATGCTTAAAATAATGTGATATTGCTTTATCGTAAGACGTTGCGATTTCTTCATACAGTTTTTTTTCTTCATTAAAAATTTCATTTTTTTCTGCTGACTCGAGCATTGGCTGTTCTTTAGCTTGAGTATAAGTTCCATATTGAGCCCATGGAGTCCATTTTTGAAAAAAATTACTTTCTTCAGAAGACTCTGAGCGCATCATTATTTTATATGCAAGGTCTGGGTCTTTCAGCATTCCTCTGTAAAGTATCACACCTGGAAGTAACTCTGTCCAGTCTAAAGAATCTATATCATCAACTATATTTAAATTATGCATTTGTTAACCCCTATCTCCATAAAGCTTTTGCCATGATGGCGACTTAAACTGATCTGAATAATCTTGTGGAGGCTGCTTTTCTCCAGTATGTTTTACAATTGTCCAAAAAAATGGGGCAGTAAATCTATTTCCAGACTTTACTGGTCTAACTCCATGAGCATAATACTTATCTCCTGGGAAAAAGTAAGCTGCTCTAGGCTTTGGCTTAAACTCAATTCCATGTCTTGGAAAATAAAGTTCTCCGCCCTCATAATTGTCATCAAAATAAAATAGTCCAGCTATGTCATAATAAGGAAAATCATTTGGTCTTCCTTCTTCTTCTCCAGTATGGAACTCTTTGTCTGCGTGAGGCTCTTGTCTTGCTCCAACTGGCCATCTAACAATTGCTGGTCCAGTGGCTTGGACATTAACATCAAAAAACTTATCAACCTCTATTTTTAATCTATCAATCATGTCCCACAGTAAATCAATTATCCCTGGGTCAGATCTCTTTAATGAGTCTGCAGTACAAACTCTATCCTCCCAAATATTTGCATCATAAAGGACAAGGCCGTCTTCGTCGATATGAGTCTCAGTTTTATCCCAAATTTTATTAGTTAGTGCAAAGTTAATAAGTCTTTGCTGCTCTTCTTCCGTTATAAAATTTTCCAGCTCAACAATATTATCAATTGAATCGCCAAAGAATCCAGATGGCGTTATTGATATAGGGGCTCTTCCTCCGCCCATGATTCCTTTATTGACTATTTCCATATCTATAATATACCATATTTCATATTAAATATCATCAGGGGATTCCTGTATGACTTTTAGCTTTAAAGACTTTACATCGTGCTGGCCAATATCGTTTCCTTTGTGGTCAGTACCATTTCTGTAAAAATCAGACCAACTAAATTTTTTATTTATCTCGTTAATTGCCATAGAATACTCATATAGCTCTTTTTGAGAAACCACTTGATCTTCTGGCTCTTTTTCGATTCTAATTTCAGAATTATTAAGATCATTTAATTTTACTGGAATTATTGAGCATATGGGGTGGCCCGCAGGAATGGTGATTTCTTTGTTGGGTGAAGTGATCATCCATGCTACTGGCAAATCAGCTCTAAAAAATGATGTGCTAATTAATGTTGTAAAACATGAAGCGCCGTCAATAAAAAAATTAGGAGCTGGCATAGTTAGTAGAGTTACATCTTTTTCAGTTTTAAACTTTATCCCAGTATTAAAACTTATTGTGCCATTTGCTCTGCCAGGGTAAGCATATTTTTCTCCAGATAATATTTTTACATGAGAAGGGTCAAAATTTGAAACCCCGTCCCAAATAAAAGTTATGTCTTCTGGGAAACTTAAGTACCATCCCATTGTATTTGTTAAAGTTACTGGAAAGCAATGGTATGCATGCTTTTGCCAAGTTGCATCCATCCAGTCTCTTTTTACTGGCAGGGTATTTAAATCAGAATATC